CACATCATCAAGAGAGTATCCGGTAAAATAGCCTGTTATTGCCGTTTCTATGGTCCTTTCTAAATAATCGCTTCTATCAGTACACTTTGAAGAATGGTATTCATCCTTTGTTTTAAAATGTGGAGAGAGAAGAAATTCTTTTTTCACACGATCAACGTCCCTTCCAATATACTTCACAAGATAATTCACTAAAGACATATCATCTGAGCTTTCATTGCCATTTGGACGCTTACCATTATAAACAGCACAGAATCTATTATCCTTCTCTAAAGCTGTTTCAAGAACAGATCCTTTCACGTTCTTTTCTCTCCTTACTGATAAGGTGGAAACTCTTCTGGGCATGTATATGTCTAATAGAGTATCAAGTCCTTCTTTGTCTTTTCCTAGACAATAAGAGTTTATCCTTTCACCGCTTACAGTGAAATAACGCCCGCTTTCATATACTTCCATATCAAAAGATGCCGTCTTGTTTGTCCTGTTCTTAAATCCTTCTGGTATTCTCTGATTTAGAAATAAATAATGTACGCCAGTACCACTTATAGACTTCTCTCCATAAGTTTTCAAGTTTTTTACAGCGTTTTCAGCCTCTTTATTTATAAACTTACCAGAAATGCTATCACATACATGGTCTAAATCAAGACCTATTATATGCTGTCCAAAATAATCTCCCAATATAAGCCCTATTCCATCATACATATCTGAATTCTCGTAGGTATTCCATACTTCTTCAAAAGTACCCCATGTTTTAGGGTCTGTAGAACTAGCCATCCCCCCGCTTGTGGAGTACGGAACCTTAGTTATGGATTCACCACGTCTAACTCTCTTGAATAAAACCCATCGCTTTGATTCCATTGTTTCAATGAAACCAGCCCTTATGAGGTTTTTTTCAACCGAATCGTCTTTTCGTACCTTGTCTTCGTTCATCGGTTTGCTCCTATGAATGTATTATATCATAGAGTGTATACTTTAGTCAATACCTATATAACGATAACTCTATATGCTATTGACACTACATAAGAAATATGCTATAATGCTTCCAAGATGGAGGTACATCATGAACACTAGAGAAGGTTCTTTATTTACAAACAAAACGATGACTATTAAAGAAGTAGCAGACATCTTTAAAGTCTCAGATGATTCGGTTCTACGTGCAGTGAATAAACATTTCCCTGGATATGTAGAGAATGGAAAGACCACGCTTTTAGATGAAGCTATGATTACGAAGATAAAGCTTGAAATCAGTGGACATCACAACCTACGCACTACTGCGGAGCTTCCTGAAACAGACCTTGAGATGATGCTCCTTGATTATAAGGTAGCAGAATGGAAAACAAGAAAGATAAAAGAGCTTCAAGAGGAGCTTAATAAAAAGAATGAGCAATTAACAATAGCAGCACCGAAAATAGAGTCTTTTGACGCTCTTATGCGGTCAGAAAAGACTATGACCATCAGTGATTGTTCAAAACATTTTGGCCTTCACCCTAAAACAGATGTATTCCCTTTCTTGAGAGAAAAACACTATTTAACGCAGCGTGACGTACCATCTCAATTGGCCATAGATTCAGATATAATGGCATTAAGGGAAACTAAGCGTAGGTTTGACGGAGAAGTTGTTCCACAGGCGTGTGTTAAAGCTTCACAATTAGAAAATTGGAGAACTAAAATCGTCCCACGTATAGAAGAATGGATAGAATCTCATCAGGAATAAACACCCTATTTACTTCTTTTAAAATACCCCCTTTGAAAAAAGGGGGATTATTTATATAGAAAAAACCCTCTTTTTACTAATAATCAATTTCCTAACAAGATCAGAATAGTTCTGTATAATAGTAACCTGGTCCCCTATAGTACTAGACTGAGGAACACCCATCTTGCCACGCTTCTCATACAATTCTGCGGCCATCTGAGCCAATAGGGCTGCCTTGATATCAGGTTCTATAACAGTTCCATTAGTCAAAAGCTTTAGATGAACGTCTGCTATTGTTATTAAATCCTCTCCGAGTTTATTATTTTTTTCAAGAGTGATTGTATCACTACTTTCATCATCAAGCCCTACCAACAAAAACCACTTATGAAGTGTTTCAGACATATCTACCTCCCTAGTTCCCATGGTGTGTAATCTGTATACTCGCTTTGTAAGTCATACAAAGACTCCATCCATTCTATGTATCCAATACAACCATTTTTGAATGATGAAGTGCTAGCAGAAAATACCCATGATGGTACATCAACAGTTGTAAAACTTGTTTTTGAATAATCACCTGAAACAGCATTGTCAGTATATGTGAATGTCATGTCTTCTATATCTCCACTATCATGATAATCAATAACTATAGATTGATCTATACTGAAATAAAACGTATCAAATAACGCGAAGTCAGGGTCATTATTTGATGATATCCATAATTCGCATTTTTCTCCTTCTAATATAGGCGGCCATGGAGCAGAGTATGGTATATTTACATCATTCACATAGGTGTCGTTTATCCAATTAAAATATTGTTTTTGAGCAACACCAGAGGTTCCTTTTATCTTTACTTTATTTTCTCCGTAAGCACCACCTACAGCATTCAAACCTTGTAGCGTAAAATGCGCGGTTACTAACGGACCAAATTCAGACGATATATTTATATATGGTATTTCAACAAGAGTTGGTTTTTTTATAAAACAATAAGCTTTGGGAACGTAAGTATCAGGGGTTACAGTCCCACCCGTTGTGTTTCCTTCGACTATAACAGCAGGCTTTATCATTAAACCAGGTCCATCTACTTTTATCCTTCTTTCTATTCCACCAAGACCAACCTTCCCATTATTAGGCTTTTGCATCATGTTTATATAAGCTAATGCTTCATAAATAAACCCTTTTTCATCATAAGGACTACCAGAACTAAAAGGGAGATATGCCTTGTCATTGTCAGGTAAAATCCACACTGGCCTTCTTGATAACATGTTATCTCCTTTTGAAAAAAAGGGGGCTACTTTTAAGGTAACCCCCTAAGACAAGGTACAAAGATGGCCTAATAAAACTTACCAGACCAACTAGGAGCTATTTCAAGAGGTTACAAGTCCCGTAATACCATATAGGCGTCATGGTTCCAGAAACAGTCTGAGCCATTGATATAATAGGAGTACTAGCAACGTCTTCAACAGAGACGGGAAATTCCGCTACCTCGGTCCATCCAGAAGTAGTAGTGCCACTTATAGTAGCAGCCTTAATAGGAGCTCCACCAAGCTTATAGAAAAGTTGGTTCCCGTCGAATACATCAGGATTTACGCTTATAATATCACTATCATAAGTTCCGTCACTCTGCTTTTTGGTAGCAAAAGTGATCCTCATCCTTCCCACATCTTCGTTTAGATGGTCAATACCAACAATCTTATTGTCGTCTTCTATTGCAACTACATAATGCTCATCAACAGAAAAGAGAGTCTTTTTAGCAAGAACATTACGTCCGGTTTCAAGGTTCACATCTCTTTTTATGAAAGCAGTAAGAGCACCAGGCTTCAAAAGATATGCAGACCTTTCATCATTAGTTCCGTTAAGCTTGTTGCTTATCACAACAAAAGCACCGGCAAACTTTCCGACTACACCATTTTTAAGCATATCGGCACCAATATCAACTGTATCAAACCAGTGACTATCGTTCCTTATCTGCTTCAATCCCTCCTGTGAAACAAGAAGGTAGGTCAACTCGCCCTCTTCCTCGGAAGCAAACTGCAACATGGCATCACTAACAACCTCAAAAGAAAGAGCACTATCAGTAACGTCCACCCGGAACATTCCAGCATCACTTTCAAGTAAATCCATAGCGTCGTCGTCAATCTTATCCTGAATTGCCATTCTAAGCTGTTTATTAGTTTCAGAAACAGGATCACCGTAACCAGAAAGAGCGGCTTCATCTGTCAACTCAATATTCTTTACAGCCTTCTTTACAGTATAGGATGCCTCATTCGTGGTAAGAGTGTCTATGTTCCCTTCCTCTCCCTCAGCAAGATCAGCGGCAGGTCCAACATAATTGAATCTTGGGATAGTGATGGTGTCACCAGGCTTTGCGGATAAGGTAGTTTCAACCTTCATAAAGCCACGAGACTTGAGTTTGTTAGGAAGTTCAGCAGAAATAGAGTCTGCCATCACCTCGGGGTCTATAAGGTTCGCAAGATTTGTAACTCCCATAGAATCCCTCCTTTTAAACAGTAGTATATACTGTTTTTAGAAAAATGTCAATACCCTTTATAGGCGTTGATTTTTAGCTGCCTCATACAAAGCAGGATTTGATCGTTTTAACTGAACTTTTTCATAATAAGTCATTTCAGACCATTTTTTAGATGGCTGTTCATCGCTTATTTCTGGTGCTTTTCCTTTAATTTTCTCAGTAATTGCCGATTTTAACGCAGAATTCCACTCTTTTACCATAATATTCATGTTTTTCTTCTGAATTTCAATATCTTTATTTACAACCAATGGTATCAAAGATTCAGGTATTCCTACTGAACTAAAAGCCTCTCTTACCACGAGAGTATTCTCCCTCATAATAATATCTGCTTCCCGCGAGTCCAAAGAACCGCCATCATTTTCAAGTGGTTCATCATTTACAGGCTGTTCAACTACCTGTCCTTCTACTTGTTCCATGCTATCCTCCTATTCGATAGTACCTTCTGGATATACTGTTATCAGTTTTGCAGAAAACTTATAAATAACATCATCTGGCAAAACAACCTTAACCCACACTTTGAAAGAGCCTAGTTCATCATTTTCATCGGCAGGTACATCAACATAAATAGTACCATTAGATGCGGTAGAAACAGTAGCAGTGTATTCAGCCTTAACTTCATCAGTCTCATTATACTGAATAATGAAATCAGTACTTTCCGCATCTGTTATATCAATGCCTAGAACCCTTTCTATCCTATACGTAGAACCTATGATAATCATAATCCCTCCTTATTGGTGTGGAGCATGTTGGTTACTCATCTCTACCTCTTGCACCATCTCTAATGCTAAATCAAAAACCTGATCATCGTCCATAACAAGCCATAAACCCCTGTCCATTAAAGCATCAAATACGTAATAAACAGCGTATACAGTACCTCTCCAATATATACGACCTTCATTTTGGTACTTATGCCATAGTCCAACCATTCCACAATTTTCACAATAAAATGACATCGGCCTAAATCCTACCTGGCTTTGGACGTTACCACAGAATTTATTAGGGCACCTTACGTTGACCATCATTAGTCCCCTTAAACTCTTGAGCTATACCAACAGGAACGAAAGCCATCTCTTCGTCTGTTATGAAAGATAGCTTAGAAGCAAGACTCTTTATTGGAACCTTTCCATAAATAGCATTTATTTGGTCGCATATCTCATTATCAGCTCCAATCATGTTACGAGTAAATACAATTTCTATATCAGTATAATTATAATCAGTATTATTTACAAAGTTTATGTACCCTACTATCAGCTCTAGCCTTTTTTGAATAGCCCTTTTAAATTTCCTCTCTTGTTTTGCGGCCACAGATTCAGCACCAACCATCTTATACTTTATTGCTACACCAGAGGCATTAGACGCGAAATTCTGATCCGTCAAGTCAGGCATGGACGCAACTTCATGTATTTTTTCACTGAGATCCTTTTTTATTTCCTCTATTTGAGCTGGATTTGAATTCTTTATTATCCACTCGGCTTTAGATTCTCCGTCAAGCAATAAAACTCTATTACTCTTCATTGCGGAGATATCCTCATTCGTTGTCCCTGCCGCATTGTATATTCCAAGAAAAGAGTCAACAAAGCCTTCATAATCATCAATTTCAGCACTAGTCAAATTATTATACGCATCTTGCATACTAAGAATAGGAGCGAAAGAACTTTTCCTGTTCTCATTGTTTATGTATTCAACAAAAGGAACTAATGAGAATGGATGGCTTTCACTTGGCCCTAGGCTTGTTAAAGACGATAAACCTTCATTCATTCTGTACTTTGTAACGTCTTTATCAGTCCATAATTCAAGATTGTAATAAGGATCAGTAGAACTATACTTGTAAAACTTAATAACACAATTAAGCTCTTGCTCCATATCCTTATTATATACAAATATCAACTGCCTGTAATCAACATTAGCAAAACGAATATAACCCCTCGAATCAATATATAACTGTTCACCAGAAGCACCCATTATATTACTCATTTGGTTATTCACAACGTCTACATCATGCCCATCATTATACTTTATTATAGCCTCTATTTCAGACCTTAATTCATTTTTACCAGATTTATATTGTATAGGCTTGCCTAATAGATAAGAATTATAAAAGTCAGCTACTATTTTACAGTAATTTACGACTACCCTATTCACAGTATGAGAAGAATCAGGCTGCGGTTTCAATAATATGTCTTGCTTACCATTATAGTAATCATCCAGGGCTGTCAATATCGCGTTCTGTCGTAGTTTGGCTTCTATAAATCTAAAAATATCTTCCTTAGTAGGAATTTTACCCTTTTCAAAAAAGTATGTATTTCTAAGTAAACTGGTATCTATCATAAAAACCTCCTAGAGAAAAAATAGAGAAGTTTCGCGTGTGGCAGGTCAATTCGACACACCCCCTCCCCCTAATGGGGTACCCCAACACTACCCCCCTGTTATTTTTTTAAATCTATATGGTAGTATACCACACATCGTTTACTTAGTCAATGGTAATCAATGTATCAGTATGTTACCAATGATACAGAGAGATACAGAGAGATACACTACACAATCCTACAATCCTATAGCAGACTTACTTATACAACGTATCCTTTTATTGCGTCGTATTGGTTCTATACTGTACCTAAGAGCGGCCATTGCGTCATCATCAACTTCAAGCGGTTCATCTGTCAGCTCACCCGTACTATCCTTCTTCCATCTCCACTGTTGTATTTCCCTTTTAGTATTCACGCAAGAAGGGTCTATGAATATCCTGTGCTTCTTTAGATAGTCTATCTGAGCTTTTACGCTCCCTTTCCCCTTGAACACTTTAACAGCTCTGTATCCGGCCATTCTCCACTCTTTTATGCGATCTGGTTCTGCGCTATCACAATACATTACAACATGAGGAAGCTTCATTTTATTAGCCATTTCTATTATTTCAGCACTATACTTTTCATATACGTACAACTCTTTCATTATGTATAGGTTTCCATCTTTAAATCCAACTAAAAGTATTGCATTTGCATGGTTGAACCCAAAGTCTTGTGCCAACACAACGTTATCGTAGTATGTGGGTACCTGGGGTACGTCCGTTACTATATAGTTATGGAGTATATTACTTCCAGTGTTTCCCCATTCACCAAGCCCGTAGACTCTATAACCTTCGGGGTCTACATCTTTACGTCTATCCATCCTTTCCCGATATGCAGAGTCTATCCACTTGTTATCAAGATAGGTACTACTATGTCTAAAGTGTTCAGGTGAATCTATATCCCACAGCTTTAACTTTACCCAATGTTGAGCGTTGATAGGATTAAAGGTTAGCGTTATCTGATAATAACCATCATCTACTATCTTTCCCCTTAACCTATCATCAAGTATTTCAAACGCCGCATGAGTGATTTCAGTAGCTTCCTCTATCCATATCCAGGTAAGCTTTCCCCTAGTGAATGTAACCGACTTTATACGCTCTATTGCCCTGGTATCATTACACCCGCGAAAGATAATCTCACACCCCGTTATCAAACACTTCATACGCATAGGGGACGTTCTTATCTCCCATACATCCTGGAGGTTGAACCTATGTATTGCCCCCGCCAACTCAGAGAATGTAGATGAGCTATTAGATGCTTCCGTAGCCCTTACAACCATCAAGTTGGCCCATGCGAATTTAGGGTCTGAGAGCTTCAAAATGAAGTCCTGAGCGACGTTTACACTCTTTCCGCTACCTGCTGTGCCTTTCAGTATCCGATAGCGTGTAGTGGCCTCATTTGCGTCCTGGAACGATTTGTTAAATCCTACTACTTCGTTTATTTCAGACATATTCTACCTGAACCTTTATAGCAGTAAGGTTTTTGCTATTATTTTCTGTCAGATTAGGCATAGTTTTATCCAAAACAATCTTTGAAGCTTTTAATCTTATAAGCTGATTAGGAGAGTCTAATAATGAATTTAGTCTCTCTACAGCTTTAGGTAATAGCTCTTGAAAAGCCTCTTTTGACAACCTGTCAACAGTATCCATAAAATAAGGGTCATCTCTATATCTATGAAGAGTCGAAGAACTGATATCACACTCTTTGCATACATCATTAAGAGACTTTCCTAGAGATAACATTTTAGCCGCTTTTAATCTACGTGGGCTTGTTGAATTTCTATCTACATCTGTTGATCTACGTGGCATGTTAAACCTCCCTTTTGATGCCGAATTTGGCAATAAGCTTATGGATGTAACATCTTTTTAGGCCAATAGTAATAGCCGTCCTAGATATATTCCAGTTATTATTATTAAGAGCATTTACTATGTATTGCTTCTTAAACTCATTCAGAGCATCACCGTATAGTATACATGATACCTTATATACATTCTTCATGAAGACCTCCCACACAGAGGGTTGCGATGAGTGGGTGGCGGTGGCGCGATTTACATAAAAGTCCTATACAAATATTCAATACTCTTTTGTAGACCAAAACAATGCAAAAACACCGCAACCGCAACCCATTTGCCGCAACCTTGGACCTAAAATACATGGTTATACTCCTTATTAGCGAAGCTTGATTGGGTCTCAATTTCAATTCTTATTCCAACCCATGTTTTAACGCCCTTTGAATTTATCTTTTTAACTCCCTGGACTTGTTCCATTTGGTTATTAAAGTCACTTACATTTTTATAATAGTAATTATTCTCTTGGCAGTAATCCTTATAAGCCCTATAAAGTTCACTTGCTCCACATCTTATTCTATTTACCCCTCCCTCTTCTGTTGTGAGGATACCAACGTAACACTTATCTTTAATAAACATTCCTAAATAATCCTCATTTTCTTTGTATTCCTCAGTAGCCTTTACTATGATATCAGGTGTTTTTAATTTCATACCATTTTCTATAAACATCCTAGCCCCTTCCATGCACCACTCTAACACTCCAGAGCTTTCTTCTTTTATTACCTGTTCTGCAAAATCTGTTATTTTTTCATCAACGCTTATCTGATACTCGAATGGAATGTTTTTTATTCTCCTCCATGTCCCATTGTCATTAGATCCTATTCTCGGCTTGTGATTAGTGCTATAGAAGACTGTATGAGATGGTTCAAAGGTTTCTGGCATACTATACAGCCTTCTTGCGCTTTGCTTTTCGTTGCTTGACAACCTTTTTAAGGCTTTAACAGATAATCTATCACCCTCCTCAGTCTCGGAGAGAAAGACAAGGCGCTTTCCTCTAACTTCCGCAAAGTCCGGCGGAGTTTTACCATCTCTAGTAGCGGTGATAATATCAGGCTGTAAAGTGATAGAATAATCACCAAATACAGCACTAAGTATGTTTGCGATAGTACTCTTTCCATTGCTTCCTCCCCCTATCATGAAGATCATTGCCTCTTCATACACACGGCCAACGGCTGCCATCCCTACAGACATTTGCAGGAATTCTTGTATGTCTTTAGGCAGTATCTTGTCAAGAAAAGCATCCCATTTTTTACATGGTTCTCCAGGTTTATACTCAACATCAGATATGTTTGTACTGTAATCAGTATAAGTATGGTTCCTAAATTCTCCTGTTGACATATCATATACACCATTCTTGCAATTGAATAAAAAAGGACTTGCATCAAACTCATCTGCGGATTTTAACATACTTGACTTCGATAACTTTATAAGAGAATCTATCTGCCTGTAGCCCCGGAGCTTTTTACAGTGTTCTTTCATTGCTTTTAATACATCTTTATCTCCATTTGAAGCCTCATATTCATCGACCTTTAAAGCGAATGTTTCCGATAGCTCTTTTGCACACTCTTGAGCATGGAATTCAGCTCTTTTTTCCCACTTCTTTCCATTATAGTAACACCAACAGTTCCATTCAGGCACAAAGCAAAGAGTATTAGAAAAATTATCAGTGAACATTGCGCTATTACCCACATCATCAAGAGAGTATCCGGTAAAATAGCCTGTTATTGCCGTTTCTATGGTCCTTTCTAAATAATCGCTTCTATCAGTACACTTTGAAGAATGGTATTCATCCTTTGTTTTAAAATGTGG